AGCGGTCCTATTGTCTGTACAATAGGGCCGCTTATGTTAGGACATATGTTGTTGTGGTCTAGTTCATACGTTTTTGGGTTGACCGGCGGAGAACTAGGGTGCATTATTAATACATGAACGGGGACGGCAAGGAGTCATTCAATCAACGACTTGAGATTTACTTCAAAGAATTGATTGCTCCATCACAACTAATTGACGCGAAAGGAACTGAGATGAGCGAGTTTGAAATTCTTCTTGGCAAGGGTGCGGGACGTGCGTATGAGGCGGCGGGATATAGTGTTCGGACTTGGAGGCACGGAAGTAAGGGAGTGCTTTCTTATGGTGGGGAGGAGTACTTGGTGATTCGGACTAGTGTCCGTAGTTGGCGTGTTATTCGAGGTGAGGAGTCTTGGAGGTTTTCTTCGCAATGGGAGTTGTTGGCTTGGTTTGGTGATCGGTTGTGAGGCGTAGGTCGCATCATGGTGGGGGTGACGATTTTGTCACTCTCACCAATTGGAAGGTTTCTAATTTTATTACTAATGTGTTGCTGAATGGTTATCATGTTGGTTATTACAGGGATACTGGTCGCATTCATTATTGGAGGAATGGATCGAAGGATTATCACATAATTTCCATTGATAAAATAATTTCAAGCAAAACAGGAATTGAAAGTGGAATCATTAATCATGGATAATTCGCTTAAATGGCTACTTGGTGACATAATTGATTATGCGGCCAACCAACAAGACATAATCGTTAAAACACCAACGATTATGCTGAGTGCAAGAACAATAGGTTCTTATATTTCTTGGGTATTGATTTACAAGAAAAAGAAACTTTCTATTGTTGGAGAAATAGGCGACACAGACACAGTGTTTTATTCAATGAGAAATTTCATCTGCGACATGGATAGGGAATGTAATGAGTCAGATAATTCTTGAGCGCACGGGCGACTCTCGCTGGTATTTGAAGGGAACCAATGCCGGGGAGTCGCCGGAGATTGCTGCGGCGATGGTGAAGTGGTCGGCAGAGTTGAACGACGATGTTGACGCAGACGATTAAAAGAAAGTTGCGTTGTTATGGCATGAGAGAGTGTTACACGCAAGGCGGTAGCAACATTCTTTATTGTGGATACACAGCGTTTCGCTTGATTAATGACTATTGCATGGAAATGTGGAATCCTTTCGAGACACAGAGTGGTGTTATTAATTACTATGAGTCATTGGAACAAAGAAATCTCACCCTTTACGAATTGGGCCTGGAAAGCATGGGAGTAATTTAATGTACCACCTTAAGGAACTGGCAGCGAAAATTAATCTTGAGGATCAACTGCCTGGCTGCAATATTATTGTTCGTTGTGATCGAATCCTAATTGATGCGCCCGATTTTCGTCTTGATCTTTATGGTTGGCCCGATAACCGGGTGGTGTATCAAGAAAAGTTGACTGGCTTGAATACTATTAAGCGTTACGGACACAATGGTGGCAAGCAGTGTCGCGACACTTACTTGAAGTGGCTTGGACTGATTGGAGTGGATTTGACAGCACTTGATATGTGAGGACATAGTTAACCCCCGGAAGTGGTTGGTTCCTTCCGGGGGTTAACTGTTTATTATGGGCGTTCTGCGGTGCGGGCTAGTCGCTCCCAGGCGGCCCAGGTTTCTGGTCCCCATATGCCGTCGATGGTGACGCCGAGGGCAGCCTGTAGGGACTCGATGACGCGGTCATGGGCGGCTTCGCTGGCGTCGCCCCATATGCCGTCGGGCTCTGTGCCGATGACGCTTTGGGTGTATGCGATGCCCCAGGGGAATTCTCGTCCGCCCCAGTTGCTGGCTTTGATGACGGCGCACATTCGCTTCTCGGTGTCCTGCCCAAGGATATTGTCCTGTACGGCTCCGAGGATTCGCTGAATGTCTCGGATATCGCCGCCAGTGGAAATGGCGGAGTTGTCGTCGACTACGCGAATGCCCCATACAACGTCATCCATATCGCGTTGCTTATTGGTGACGACGCCACCATTACCCTGCGATCCGGAATAACCCCACGAAGTGTTTCCTTCAATGGTGTCAATCTTGGTCCCGTAGGGTGCGCTGGTAGCGATTCCGATATGGTCGGACTCTCCGTCTCCCTGCCAGTCGAAGGTGACTAGGTCGCCGGGGCGCACGTCCCATTTGTTAATGAGGACGCCGCGCTCGCGGGCCTGGTTCTCGCGGCCGGGGACGTAGGCACTTACCCAGTTAATGCCTACTTTGGCGAGGATGTAGGACACGAACATATCGCAATAGGGGACGCCGCTGGCACCGAAACTGGGCGAGCCGGTGGCCTGGGCGTACCAGCGCCCGTACTTGGTGCCCGCTTCGTCGTCGGCCCATCGGGAGTATCCGATTTCCTCCTGGGCTGCGGAGATGATTTGTGCGCGGGCGACCATCAGGATGCCTTTCCTCGCGGCGTGTTAGATGCTGCGACGCCGAAGAATGCGGCGAACAGGAAATTAAGGGCACTAATCTTGTCGCCGTCAAGAATGCCCCATACTCCGAGACAAACGAGGACGCCAACGCATACGGTGTAAATCCACATACGGTATGCGTCAGGAATGAAGGGGGGCTTGGGGGACTCGTGCTCACCCATTGTTTTTCTCCTTTAGATAGGAAATGATTTCTTTGAGTTGGCGGTTTTGCGCGTCTACGCTTGAGCCACCGTGATTTGGCTTGACGTGATACTGAACGTCTTTCAATTTGTCTTCAATATCTTCAAGCCGGTCCAGCACGCTGGGCATTCCATCTTTTCCGTCCCACGCATTCAACATAGTGGATAAGTGATCCATAAAGATTGTGGCACGATAGATGAAACGCCCGGCGATTGTGATTAGTGAAATGACGCCTAGAATTAAGGCAACGTCAATCGTGGTGGGGTTAATGTGTATCATCGGACAAAAATTTCAGCGAACATGTTTCTGGTCTCGGGTGAGTCAGAGAAAAGACGTCCCTTGCGGTACGTGCTGCGCATAATGCTGAGCACCTTGTCACCATACATGAGCAACCTCTCCCCCTCCCTCAGGTCCGAGACCTTATAGGCCCATCTTACCCTATCCCCGCGCGGCTGGCGGCGCTGAGCGAACCACGTGCCGCCGTCGATCCAGATGGAGACCTCCCCGTCGGGGCAGCGCAGGGAGAACGCGTATTTGGCTTTACCGGTCTTTTTCATGACAAAGTCGTCATAGTTGTCAGCGAATTTGTTGGAGATGGAATAGTCGGCATAGTCTTCGGCATAGTTCGTGATGAACGAACCGAAGCGAGTGTGCGCCACTTCGGACTGGAATTGCTCACTGTTGACGAAATCGGTGACGATAAATCCGTCTGCGTGTCGGCTAATTCCTTCCTTGGGCTCAATGTGAAAACGAATGAAATAGGGGTTCATAATGCTTACCGCGTTGGAAAGCATGAGACAGCGCACCCTGTCTTGATAGCGGTCTACTGTGGAATAAAAGTCCATAAAGACTTTAGCTTCATCGGGAAGATAGCGCAGCGACCCCTTATCAATGATGAATTCATCAAAGATAATGGTATAAACATTCGGGTACGCAATTGACTTGTTTGCCTGAGCCGTAGACAGAGGAATGAAGTAGCCAATAGTCTCCCATTTCTTACCCACCTTGCGCTGGGCATACTGACCCTCTACACGGAATTCCTCATTGGGAAATTCGTGTTGAATGTCGGCAAAGAAACTATTGCGCCCCTTGAGTTCCGTCTTGTAACGGCGAAGATAAATGAATTGCTGACCCTTGTTGATTGCATTCTTGATAACGATTTTCTTGGCACCGTAGGTCTTACCAAGACCACGGGCGCCCATAATCATATTAAATACGCCCGCATAGGAGAGAACGTTAGAGAAACTATAGTAGGAAAATTTCTTTTTCATTCGTGACGCCTTACCGTCCACCAGCGAGTGCCAGCGAGAACATCAATAGACTTAGTTACTGGACCATAATGGGGATTGCCGCCGTGTCCAACAAGGGTGTTCGAGTCTACCACCATTTCAACATGATCCGTCTCAGGGTAGTAACTACCCGTGGACTTCCACGCCATAACGATCATGTCCCCGGGTCGCAACTGGGCGCGCTCAGCGGCCGTCATGGCTCCACCACGGCGAGGGAACGGTTCGGCCCCACGAAAATATTGATCGCCCGTCCAAGTTCCAACAAATGTATTAGAAGTTGCTTTATAGGCTGCATACATTAAACCACTGCAATCCGTGATACCAGAATTGTCAGGATCTTGCCTACCAGGACATTGACAATAAGCAAATTTACCCAATCGGGCCATTACCCAGGCCAGCGCCGCTGCGCCCTTGCCGGAGCCACCGGGCGCGGGAGTTCCGCCGCCCCCACCTCCCCCACCAGCGTTGGCTGCAGGATTTTGACCGACAATTGTTTGCTGAATGTCTTTGAGGTTTACTTCCCATAGATTGTGGCCCCGAGAATACATCTGATAGTTGCCGAACTTTGAACGAAGCGTAAGAATACCACTGTCGTCGGCACTAATAACTAGTTTTCCGCCAGACACGGTCACTGACTGAGAATTCTCTCCGACACTACCACCATTACCGGGAGTATTTGCACTAATGCCACCCTCGCCTACACCGCTAGTGTCCTTGCCAGCAATGATGTTTTTGGCTTGTGTATATCTATTGCTATAGCGCCCCAGAACACCGTTAGCCATGATGTCGGAATACATCTCGCTAAGGCCGCCACCACTGTAGTGATTGGCGACCTGAAAAGCGTAACGTGGACCTTGGTGATAGGCGACGCACCAGAGAATAAATGCGTCCGTATCTGTGTCGGGGTTAATCCCATATTGTTTAGCAACAGTGAAATAGTTTTCAAGGTCCTTAACGATCTGGTCACCCTGAATGTCCTTGCTCGCATTAAGCAATGGCTTAAGGCTGTCACCAACGCCGCGAGAAAGATAGTAGGTGTTCCATGATGAATCAGACTCGGGAACAGATTCGAGCCGGGACCTGAACCCGCTATCGACGCCTGCATATTCTGTCGCATGGGCGCCGCGCATACGGTTAAGAATCGCCGCAGCGCGAGTGCCATACCATTGCGCAATTCCGACGGTAATTGGGTCATTGTAGTTGATCGCCGAATAGTCCATGGACGACTCAACCTGACCAATAGCCTTAATCGCAACCTTCTTGGCTGTTGCGTCCCATGCCATAGTTTCCTCCAACAGAAATAGCCTGCCCCAATTCTATCGGGGCAGGCTACTCCTGTCTACTCACCAGATTTTGTAGGTCATGTTTACCTGATAGGTCTGATTTGCTGAGAGAATATCTCCTGCGTAGATTCCTCCACTTTTAGCGACATATAGATATTTGTATGTTCTGTCATTTCCAATAATGGGAGACATAACACCGTCGTAGGGTCGCGCCCATCCAGGGATACTCATTAGTCGACCATCATATCCTACGTTATTTGTTCCAATTTTGAATGTTCCTTGAATATAAACCCAATCTCTGTCGCGTTCGCACGTGAGATAGTTATAGTCCTTTGCCACAGTGCCGTCAGACAGCGTATGCAGGGCCATCGCCGGAGGGTTAAACCAACTTGAGCCGCCCTTGAGCCACACCTGAAATAGTTCCTTGATATGTGTGTACCCCGAGGCCGTCATGTGCACATTGTCGGGCCCCTGGTCCCAGGACTTGGCTTGCCCCTCTCCCCAGTGCACCCAGCCGCGAGAACCTTCGCAGACGACGGCGCCGTAGGGCTTGCCCGCATTGACGACCTCGAATGTCCTGGAAACACATGAGCGCGCCATCTGCACATACTCATTCAGCGAGGACTCGTTAAAGATAACCGGAAGCACTCGAATGTCCGCGTTAGGGAAGTACTGGCGCGCAAGCCTGAAAAATGTTGACGCCTTGTCGCTCACGGAATTTTGTGCCCGAATATCATTAAGCAAGTCGATCACAAACAGGTACTTAGTTCTGCGACGCTTGTCCTCAGACATTCCCTGCTTAGCATTATCCAACTGTGTGAGAAAGTTGTTGTCAGACGTTGAGGTAAACCCTCCACCACCAATCGCATACACGTTCGGGTTAAGCCCCAACTCACGACACAGAGTCTCGGTCCAACGACTTGCTTCAATCGTGGCATTCGACGAACCAATGACAACGCCCTCCGTGAGTTTAGGGTCCTCGAGGAAGATATCGTTAGCCTCAGTCTTCGTGTAATAGGCAGGGAAACGATTGTCGAAGTCCCTGCGCTGCTGGTCCAACTTCCCCTGAATCTCTGTCTGAAACTGAGTGTTCTGGGCCTTAAGCGCATCACCCCACGCCTTGGTCGTGAGCGTAACCCGCTTACCGGCAGGCGACTTAAGTGGTGCTTCAATGTAGTTGCCGTCAACCTCACGGAATTCAGCGTCAATAAGGCGCCGCTTGAAGTCCTCGATTAGTGACTCAAGCGCAGTTTTCTTGGCATCCAGTTCCTTGTTCCATCCTGAGTGAGTCTTCTCAACCTCAGTAATGAAATTGGTGACCGTCTCATTCAGTTTGGCGATAATCTTATCCTGTTCCTCGCCAAAGGAATTCGTGAACGTAATGACGTCAATGACGCTAGAGCGAATTCGCTCAAGCACGTCAATATATGTAAGTCCATCCCGATAAGTAAACGGCGTAATATTATTTACCGACCGCGACTGAACGCGCCACAACGCTTGATCAATTGATCCAATAATGTCGTCACCAGTAGCCATAATATCCTCCAAATCCTAGGCCGTAGGCAAATCCGTTAACTAGTCCCCCCGGAGTGTGGGGCATATCCGTGTCCCACAGCCCCATAAAAAGTTCGCTCAGTTCTGCAATAACTAGGTCATCCACATTAAGTAGTGTCCCACGATAATCGGCGATAGCGCGAGCCTTGGAGCCCGAATAGCCCCAGGATTCTGACCGCTGATTGTTGTTGTAGTTGCTGGTCGAAGACGACGTGCTATCTGACTCATTACGAGACGTGGTGTCACCTGACGTGCTCGCGTCACTGATACTCGTAGCATAGTCCCCATCGCCCGCAAGCCGAGTCTGAGGCGTGTCTGAGCCCACGGTGCGCCCTTTGGACTTGTTGGTACCACTACCACTACCAGTCTGGTGGTTGATCCCAGAATTCTGGGACGTGCCGTCCTGGCCGGTCTTGCTGTAATGGCGGTTCCCTTCAAGCGGGTCCGTGTTTTGCAGTTCAGCCAGGTACATTCGATTATACCGAGGCATAATCAGTTCCATCTTAAGGCTTAGCCGCCAAATGAATATATCAATTGTCTCGTGAGCGATTTCTTGGAGCCAGTAGGTCTTCTTAATTCGATCGTTCAGAGTCTTTCGATATGATTCGTCGAAAATTGGGTAGTCGTCAAGCCCAATATGATCGTTGGTTAACTTAACAACGTCACGAAGCATTATCGTTGTTACCGACATTGTCACCCCCATAGGTTGTCAAATTTGAACTAGCAAGATAGTCGTTAAGGTTTGGTGCTGCATTGTCGTCTACAGCCCAATAACATGACACGTTAAGACCAAACATCTCATTGATTTGTTCACACGCCAACTCGCGCGGCTTCATAAACGACTCACGAGACGCGAGCACCTGACCAGAATTAGCGGCCGCTTCCTCAACTACCATGCGCTCACGCTTTTCAGAATTCACATTCATAATTCCAAGCATTGTAAGTGCCTCGCCCCAAATCTTGGACTTAGACTCCATATGCTTGATCGAGGAAACTGCACCCGCACCAGCATTCTGGTTAAGGGGAAACACGCCAATCGTGTTGGCAAGATTATCCATACTCATATTCTCAGTGCCCCACACAACGGGCTCACCATCGTAAATCTTAGAGATGAGATTCTGGATGGTAAGGCGCTGGTCCTGCGAACACGCGACAATCATCGGGTTACGCTCATTCAGCAAGTCAATTTCGATTGTTCTGTCAATCTGAGCAAGCCGCGCAGCATACGAAAGCACAACGTCGATTTCTGGCTCTCGCACCTGATTACCCCAGATACACACAGACTCCGAAGCGCTCACCTCACGAGAATAGACGCCATTTCGAGTAACACGGTAACCCGTAGGGTTATCCTGAATGTCTAGCGGCCCTGAAATTGTTGCGGGCATTGCCATAAACAACTCGAAGAAACTATCCCAATAGAATACTGAGTATCCATTATTGAAGATAGTTGCTTCAATAAACCGGGGGTCAATCCCATTAGGCAATCCCTCCCAAGTAAATCGGGAAAGGCACTTGCCCATTAACTGACGCCGATACATGTGTTCAAGTTGCGCCTGTCGCGCCTCGGATGAGGATGGGGGAGATGCCATGATTTTCTTGTAGATGCCGTTAAGCACATAATCCTTTTTACTCACTAAGGGTCACCCTAACCGTCTTGTCAATCCGATTGTTGCGAACATTTGTGTTACCGATACGCTGGGGAGAACGCCACACAGTCACACCCTTTTCGAAGATTCCTCGCACACTGGCCTTGAACCCCTCAGGAATAGTTGTGTCAACCAAGTAGCACTCAGCCATCTTCCAATATGTAAATTCGGTCATAAGGCTAAGTGTCTTCGGGAACTTAATCCAAGTATTCATCAAGTACCCATACCTAAGCCAGAAATCACCAATACTACGCATAGCCGCTGGCGAAACACTTCTAATTCTAGCATCAATCACAAGCCCGTTGGAGACCATCGCAGACACATAGCCCGACGTCTGACCAACCACGGACGGTGGAATAACCTGCATGTCCTGACGCTGACCATTAATCGAAGCAATAGCCGCCTCATAGTCCCCGTTAGCGGCAAACTGAGCAAGTTCATAGTTAGTGTCCCGCACAGTTCTCTGCTGCTGCTGAGAAATCTGCGAAGCACCACTAGCCAACTGATTCTGAATATTCGCCGTCGACTGAGCCTGAGAATTATTAATCATCGCAGACACGCCAGCCGTAGCCGCCTGACCAATACCCGCGCCGGCCGCCGAACCATTCAGCCCCATAACCCCACCAAGCGCAGTCATGGCGCCCTGGGTCGCCTGAACAGTCGCACGCATATTGTTGTAACGCGACTGAGAATCCGCCATAGCAGAATTACCCCACATAGAATTCTCAGCCCCAGCCTGAGTCGCAGCAATACCCGCATTAGCAACATCACGCGCCGCCGTCGCAGCACGCTGGGCGCGCTGTTGCTGCCACTTTGCGTTATTCACCTGAGCGGCCGCGGTATGCGCTGAGGAAGCCAGGGCGTTCAGCGAGGAATTGTTGACGGCCGAGAATGTTGGAAGTGAGGTATAGCCGGTGCACATATCCCAGCCCTCACCATACTCGTTAGTCACCTTGCCTGCACGGCGCTCAACAATCACAGACTCGGTGATTGTGTTGTAGTCCCGGATAGTGAAAAACAGGGACGGATTAGGCGGCACAACATGGGCATACTGATTAATGTTAATTCCCGCTGTGCGAATAGACTCAGGGCGAAATTCAACGGGATTCCCTGAATATGTTGTCAATTCAACAATACAGTATGGCGATGTAACGAATTTCTTAAGTTCCCGATATTCCTTGGGAAGTAACGAAAGAAATTCATTCCTAAAACTAGCATCAGTCAACGAATAATTACGATTAATGTAAACACTGTTGTCGGATAACCATGTCCACGTTCCTTGTCCTGTTTTCTCACCAACCTTAACTTTGTCGCCAGCATTTAAGTCAACAACATCTTTAGGGACAATAGTGATTGACCCAATACCCTGCGCAACCCAGGGGTAATAACGAAGTCCCTCCATACCAGATTTAAAATTACCTGCGGTGCACGCATAAATTTCGGTACCGTTAGGGATTCCTTCAGTTCGCGAGGAAGTCGCCATAGATACGCGAGGGTTGTTTTCGTCACCATAACCATTATTAGCGTCAAGTTTTGTTGTAGAAGTAACAATCACAACATAATCATAATTATTAACATCCGCCAGCAATCGCCGGTAAGTTCGGATAATTTGGTGCTCGGAGCCCATGTCCAGGCCCTCAGGCTGGGTCAACCAGTTCTTTCCGTAGTTATCGAAAGAATCAGTTGCCGCAATCCCCATATGCCCGCGCTCAAGGTAACTACGGCCAAAGTTGATCCGCTGATAGTAGGTGGTCCAAACATCAAGTTGAAGTGTCAACTGCGTGGTATTGGGGGCAATGTAGTCAATGCTGGTAATGAAGTAGAAAAACACACTAGGCGTGTAACCTTCAAAACCAATGTTGTTAACCGGGCGTCCGGGGTTTTCGACCATCACATAATTGTACTGATTCGCCTTAGTGAAAGGTGTAGGAATGCGAATCGGCTTGCCCTGCGCAAGGTAGGTCATCTGATTAATCTCGACCTTATGCAGATTATTAAAAGACTTAACATATGCGTAAGGTGTGTGGCCATACGACTTCCAGTCAACAATGTCCCGATAGGTGTTATCGAAAGGCACATTAACCATCGTAATAACGCTACCCGCAGACCATACAGAATAATCAAACGACAAGCCCGCGCGCGTCTCAGGTGGCGTAGCATAAATCTCTGACATATCGTCCTCCTTAGGTCCAAGCATAGCAGAACCGGGCGCCCATTGGACGCCCGGTTCTGTTGATTCAGGTATTACTTCTTAACCTGAATACTAATCTCCTTATTCAGGGGCTTATTGCCATCCTCGCCCTTAGTGTCAACATTCACACCGAGAGTGAGGAACGCCTCGGGCTCATCGGCCCCGATGGTAAGAACTCCGTCATTAGAAATCTTCGTTCCCTTAGACTTAGCATTCTTGAGATACCAGTCAGTAGCGTAACCCTTATTAGCGGGCGCCGTCTTCCACTGAATAGTCGCCTGACGCACCGCTCCAGGCGGCATAATCGTCGACTGAGTGCCATCCGGCCTACTCACAAGCAGTGAAGTAATCGCAGCATTAGTCTCGGGCTTAGGCGTCACCACAATCGTGTTCGGCTTAGTACCGAATGCGATAGCCGGGGTGAACGGCGAAGCGCTCATAACCGACCAGTGATGCAGCCAGAAATTATCATACAGACCCTCGGGGTTAGAAATGCTCCGGTTCTCAAGCAGAATGTCCTTAATCACGAAGAACTGCTTGCTGGTCAGAATAGCCGACGTGTCAGCCATCCCCAGCGCCTCACCCGGCACTGTGATGATGTGAGATGGCGCCTCAGCATCGCTCCGGTTAAACGCGGCGGACAGGGAGGTCACGTCGACGTTTGCCTTGAACTCAGGCGTGGCAATAAGCACCAAGTCCTCAGGCCGAGCGAACGAGTGGACCGCCGCCGAGTTAAACGCGGGCGTCGGGTACTGCATCTTATTTGCGGCAACCCTAAGCGCCTTGAGTGCAGCGTCAACCTTAGCCTTATCCGGTTCGAACGAATTCATGTCGGAAATCTGCATCCGATAGAACCCGAACTTGTCATCGAAGGTCTTAAACAACTTGGTCATGCTAAGGAACTCAGACCACTGGTCAGACGAAGCGGCCACAGCCATAATCTGAGAAATCATCTCAGAAAGACCGTTGTCCGAAAGAAAAGCCCGACGAAGCACATCACGATTAACCGTGATCTTAAACTTCTCCTTGCGGTTAATCGTATGGAACGCAGACTTAGAAGGCGGTGGAGCCTGCCCAAACACGTCGCGCTCGAGATAATCGCGTTGCTCCTCATAAATGGTCGGCTTGATAAAGTCAAGGTGAACTTCCTCAATAGTGTCACCAAAATTCATCATGCCCTGCTTGAAAACAGCAAGCGGGTTCTTCCACGAAATATCGCGAACAATCGTGGAACCAATACGGTTAACCAGCGACGACATAAACTCGTTACGAGTAATGTTGTCGGACATGATTCCTGCAATGGTTTCCTGAATATTGGCCTTGGTAGCCTCAGGAACCATATTCTGATAATCGTAACGCGCATCACTACGAATAGCGTTAAGAATATCAATATTTGAAGTGTCGTCACGCAACTGCGGCATAATCAATTCCCCTTAAAAAGTTCGCTAATCGACTTAGGCTTCCAGTTAGAATCCGGAACCTTATCATTTCCGGAATCGCTACTAGAAAACAATCCCGAAAGTCCAGCCAAGGTCTTTCCAGTACTCGCCGCAGCTTTCCTGTCAATCCCCATACCGTCAACTATAGCATTCCCCGCGTCCTTAGCGGCCGCTCCCCCGAGATCAAGGGCGGCGCCACCGACGTCACCCACGCCCTTGAGTACCGCCTTGGCGTCATCCTTCGTGCTCTCGGCCGCCTGTTTCACGTCATCCAGCGTCATTTCCTTAGACGCAGGAACGTCGTCCCCAGCAAACGGGTTACCTGTCTCCCTATCCGTGGGGGTTAGTTGCTCGCCAAGACGGTTCTCAAGTTCCGCCTGCAATGCAGAAACCTTCTCGCCAAAAACGTCCGTAAGATGCTTCCACGCCGCCTTAGTATCCTTGAAATGGTCAACATCCGCAGGGTCCTTAGGGGCCCCCTCGAGCATGTTCCCATCGTCAGGAGAAACAGCTTTCTTGTCACCATCGCTGTCGCCGGGGTCAAAGACATCGTTGCCGGTCATGCCGGATTCCTCGCGCTGCTGCGGCGTAAGGTCCTTGGCCGCCTTGTTCCGTGTCTGAGCATCATCCATGGACTGCTGCGGGTCGCCCTCAGTCCTACGCTCAGTCAGCGAACGACCATCATGCTCGGCCTTATCCTGCTTGATCGACTCAGCGTTCTTCGCATCAACCTTGGCCTTATTGGCCTTACGCTGCTCCTCGTTCATGGGAGAGCCGTCCGGGTTCAACCCCTTAAGCGCATTCTTTTCGGCATCAGATAGTGCCATAATATCCTCCTAAAACGGTAGGCTAGGAACCTACGTTCCTAGCCTACCATAAATACCCAATCATCTGAAAGCAAATCTGAGGGCTGCTACCCAACTAAGCCGGGCCCAGTTCATTAGGTTGCTTCCCGGCAATTAGTCAGAAATTACTTACCAGACTTGGGAGCATTCTTAGCAATATAGTCAACAAGGGCCTCCTCAACAATCTCGGACGGCTGCTTACGGAGAGTCCAATGCATCTCCTCAAGGTCCGCAAGAACAGCCTTGCTGAGACGGAACTTAGTGGTCGCGTGAGTAGAAACGGGACGTGCCATGATTACCAACCTTAATCAATCTTCAATGTGAACGTTGTGTCTCGGAGGACTGTTCCCCCAGGAACCCTTACAGGAATCAGTTTACCATTCCAAGTGCCGCCGCGCAACATGTCATCTAAAGTCAATGTGGCTGCGACGTTGCGGGGCATGCCCGCAATGTGTACATCAAGTTTACCATCAATTTCCTCCGCATACTGCTTCGCGCGAATATAAACAGATTTTGTGAAAGAACTCTCATGCTTCCAGGCCCCCAGTTCTACCGGATCGACCCATAGCGATTCCGGGGGAGTGGTAGGACCGATGAGATGTAAAGAATCGGTATCGGCATATGCGAATGTATCATAGTTATCTTGTGCTGCACTAATCGTTTTCTTTCGTGCATAGGCTGTAATGAATACGCCCATTGGTGTATAAACAGGGTCTCGCATTTCAGGTTCATTCATTACCAGCGAAACGCGATTGTCTTTCAAGGTGGGATGTTTTCCGGTAATGTCAGGATTGGTTGCAAACTTTCCATACAAACTGTTTAGGTGAAGTTTAGCAATTTGTCTTAGCCCGCCAGTGCTATTCTTTTTAATTTCCATAAAATGGTCAACATATTTATCGAAAAATCCGTGTGAGCCGCGAAACTCGAATGTGCCGTTCCATGAATAGATTTTTAAGTCATAGTGCTTTTTCCATAATTCAATGTCAATATTTGTTGCTACAACAGTTGTAGGTTCTTTTACTTCTTCTAGGTATTGTGTTGGATTAAAAGAAAGATTCTTTTTAATTTGGATGCAAGGAATGTGGTTTGGTTTTAGTTTCGCTGTAAATGTGATTGAAGCAATGTAAAGTGGTCGATTTGTTCGCGGGGCACCATCTGAATAAATCGGATCGCCGTAAGGAAGTAGTGCTGTTCGCATCACCGATGGATATAGCGAATTGACGTCATACACACTTCCCTTTCCATTCAGTTGCTTCGAATAACGCGGGTCTGCGTAAGTAAATCCTCCGCGATATGCTTTGCGTATTTCGCCGTCAATTTCTGGTGAAAGAATTGGGAATCTGCGAATAAACAGTTTTCCCGTCATTTTCTTGTATGTTGCAAGCGAATCGCTACCCGCCGTTAGTTTGGTCATCTTTTCTTCAAACTGAACTTCGAGCGCTTGCGCTACAATTGCTACATCGTTTCGCTGATATCGCTTTTCTTGCTCTGTTGGAATATACCCTATTGGCCTATGCTTTTCATAATCAATCTCAAGTTTCTGGTCATGCAAATTAAATGCTTTAGCGATTGCACTGACCGACATTGGCAATTTCTTGAATGAATCTCTGAATTCAACCCTATATCCCGTTTCAAAAACAACCGTGATTGAATAATACTTGCCCATCCGAGAAATCAAGGAAGTAAATTCCTTAACGCCGGGATTTTCTTTCACCCATTTATATCCATGCTTCAACAGCCAATCGAGAATGAATGTGCCATCAAAAGCAAGGTTGTGAAAATAAATATGTGCCGCGCGTTCGGCAATGTGAGACATAAAACCATCAATAGTAGTCCCGTCAACATAATTCTGAAGTTTTCCAACCTGAATAATGCCCCAAGACCAAACACGGCAATCATCCTCAACCGTTGTCGTCTCAAAATCAGCGCAAAACGAAGGAATTTTCTTATGGCTACGCCTAGCGCCGGCCCTTGCGGGACTTGCGCTTGTTGATTGGCGAACCACTAAAATCATCCTCCGGTTTGATCTTAACTTGCTTTATCTCTTTAAGTAGAGATTTGATGCTAGAATCGGCTTCTTCTACATCATCGTACCAAAGATCGTAACCCGCCCGTCTTCTATCGAAATATCCTTCTTTAGCTGCCTCATACATGAGAGACAATTGATTAGCAAAGTCGCCGTTAACTGTCCACATCAGCCACAGCACATCATCGGGAATGTCGGTGAGAATATCGAATAGTTCCGGATCGCCAATAACATCAAGCATCGCCGCAATCTGTTGCTTAGCCGCAGTCAACTTCTCTTGCTTTGCCGCCTTGCTAAGGCTATCCAAAACAACGTTCGTTTTCTCACGCATTGCTTCGGCAGACTCAAAATTCACGGTACGCTTATTAGGATTCATTCTCTCAAGCGCATAATGTGAACCACCAGGCAAATAAGATCTAGATGGTCTAAAATCTCTAATCCAATCGCCCACGGTAACATCGCCTAAGTAGGGCAATTTAGTTCCCGCTACACTGCGTTCATAAGCGTCAATATCCTCATTATAGCGACGCACAGCATCACGATAACGACGAACGTCTTTAGCAGAAATGGGATTACCTTTGCGGTCAGAATAATACCACACACTATCAGAATTATTAAACTCACTAAGGCGCTCAAGTTCCCTCGCAGCATTCTTCAATGTCACCTTCCCAATAGCAGACTTACCCAAAGGGTCATACTTCGTACCGCGAATATCCGCCCCGTCATCGCTAGTCGCCATCTTATACATCTTGCGAATAGCGCGATCACGTTCTCCCTGAAGCAAGTCGCGTGCCCTATCCAGGTCAGAACGCCGCTGTTCCCTCGCGCTCGCCTTAGCCGACTTGACCTTAACCTTACCCTGTTCCTCAGACAAAGTATCCGGCAAAGGACTAAAATCAAGCCCACCAACAAAATCCCGAATATCAGCCGCAGTATTCCGAACATGCTTCGCACCACGCTTAAACGAACGATAATGTTTACCCCAGTGCGACTTAACCAAACCAATCACCCCCTGCCCCCTAAGGGGACAGGGGGCAACTAGTATCCTACAACGTCCGTCAGGCCAGCGTCACCGTCGTGTACTCACGACCCCGACCAGACTTAGCAGACCCAATCTCAACAGCCACCGGCTCCGGCCACGACTTAACGTCACCCAGAATATCCACAAGCCGCTGAATCTGCGCCACAACCGTCTGAGACGAAGTACCGTAGGCATTCCCGTCCTTGTCAATCACCGTGATAGCCCGACGAGTCTCAACCTCACCAGTGTCCGTGTCAACCACGTCATCCTCAGTAATGACAATATCCTTGATCTCGATCTTCTTGCCGCGCAGTTCCTTAAAAGAAACAGCAGAATTCTGAGCAGTGAAGAAAGCCTTCTTGCCAGCAAAATCGTCAGAGAGAGAGGAGTAAACAACAGCCATGATCTTTTCCTTTCGTATGGCTACTTTCAATTCAATTCAGTTCTGGTATTACCCGCCCAGCCGGGAATCTAGAAAAGTGGTTCCGCGTTAATGTCTTCGGGAATTAGAATAAAATTATCATGCGTTAATGACATGCAGACAATTGCAGGTGTAGACACTTCGTTCTGATAAACACCATAGTGTTCAGGTACTGATAATGTCTGCGTGTAAGCCTTGTCGGTTCGAGCTATTGTAACCCTATGCCCCGTTCCCTGAATCACAAATACGCGATGATTTGGATCACTAGTTGTATACCGTTTAACTAGTAGTCGCTTAGACGTCAGACAGTTAGAATAAACTCTCACATAAAAATCATGATCGCAATGAGAATCCCAGCCATACACAGCAACCAACTCCCAACCCTAGACACAACCTTAGCGCCAATCATACCCCCAGCCACACCGACAGCAATCCCGCCCGCAGTAAGCCGATCACCATGACGCCGCACGTCACCACAAGTACAAACCGGATGAACATCAACAGAATTGTATCGTTCATTTTCCTGCCAGCCCATTTCCTTGTCGATCCAAATAAATTCGCCATTAATGTTTTCCCACATTTTCGTCATCCCCTTCATTCTCCAGCATATCGAACACCTGAGCAAGTGTGGTTCCCTGTGAGAAATAATATGTGGCACTATCTGTTTCAATCCAATGGCCCCCATATTGCTCATCAGGAAGAATTGTAATCTCTCTCATCTCAGTTCCTTCCATTCCGTACGGCCCTCTCGCCGCCCCGTTCATGTATTAATAATGCATCCTAGTTATCCGCACGTCAACCCAACAACGCGTGAACTACACCACACAAACAAATGTCCTAACATAGGCAGACCCATTGTCCTAACAATAGGTCTGCC